AATCTTTTGTATTATTTAATCTTTCTTGAAGGGTATCGTTATTAATAAATCCTTTTTCTGTTAAGTTTTTATAAGGTAAAAAAGATTCACCATCCATATCAGTTTGTTTTATTTTTTTAATTTCTTTTATTAATTCTGTCATTTTGTTTGTTTTTAATTATACTCAAATATAACACTATTTATTTAATAAACAAATAATTAACAATTAATAAATATAATACTCGCCTTTGTTAGGGTTTTCTAATTGGTCTGTTAATACGTAACGTGCAGCATCTATACAGTCAGGATGTAACCCTGATGGTTTTTGTAATTGGTTACCTTCTTTATCCTTTGCCCATACATATCCACCTAATTCACGTTTAAGGTTCTTACTTCTTGCTGTTACGTATATTTCATTTTGGTTCATTAGGTTTAAACCATATACTACTGAATCTCTACCTTTAGTTACACCGTGTATATTATGACCATACCCTTGCAGTTCTGCTATTGATTTTGGTTCTGCTGAATCAGCTACAATACTTTCCTTTATATCAGCTTGTGATAAGAACCTGCTAATGTCCCTGTTAAGCATTCCTTTCTTATATAGAACTTCATCATAGATATAGGCATTGTTCCATTTATACAAAGCTATTAATGTTGTAGGGTCTACACTATAACCAAAATCCATACCATAAGCTAACAAACGTGCTTCTTGTGGTATGTTATCTATTTCTTTCCAGTCAGGAATACATACCCCGTAAAGGCTTCCCTGCAAACCAAGACCGTATACACGCCACCAGTTTGCCCAATACGTAGATGTTTTACCCTTTTCTTTAGCTTTCTCTATTTCCTTTACAATAGTTTGATCAAGTGCTTCGTTGTCTTTATATGTTAGGGTTATATAGTCTGCATCTTCTTGCCCTATTATTTCTTTGTCTACCCAAAATAAACTGGAAGGGTTATAATCTAACCACAGATTTCCTGATGTTCTTATTGCGAGTTGATTAAAAGCATCAAAGGGTACATTGTTACACTCATTTATATATAAGTCTGTTCTTCTTGCCCCTTTCAATTTATCAGGTTGGTCAGTACTAAAAAATTCTATATAACTACCATTCGTAAATGTGTACTTTAAAACGCTTTTATTTAATTGGCTATCATTATACCTACCTAAACCTTTTAGAAGTTGGCAGAAGTCCTTAAAAGCACCCCTACGAAGATGTGGTATAGATTCAGATACTACACTTATTTCTTTACCTTCGTTTCTTATGGCGTAGTCTATTAGGATAAGTAAAATACAAATAGTTTTTCCTGCTGATGTTCCGCCTTTAACTACTCGTATTCTTTTATCTAATTCTAATAACTTATTTAGTGCTTTGGTTCTTGCAACCTGCATCTATAAGAATATTGGTAAATCTTCGTTGATACTAATATCTTTTGTTTCACGTGGTTTACCTGCATAGTAATTATAGAATAACTGGACATATTTAAAATCCTTTTCTTCCAGTCCTTTCTTCAATGCATCAAACGCTAATGGCTCAAGTGGTGTTAGCTTTTCTATAAGTGCTACTTCTTCAGCTTTAGGTTTTCTACCTGCTGTTTTATGTCCACCATTGTTTTTTCTATTATCCATAATTAAAAAAGATTATTATTAATTATATTATAACAATAACATTATCAATATTTTGTTATTCTACACTATCCTATAAACCCACACTTTTCATAGAACCTTTCCCTTATTGTGTGCTTTTCTGTTATTTCAATTAGGTCTATGTTTAGTTTGTCTATTGTTTCTTGTTGACTTTTTACCTGTTCTTTTAGTTCAATGTATTTAAGTACTATTGATTCATTTAGTTCTACCGTTTCATCTTTTTCTATTTGGTAGTTTATTATTTTGTTTCTTAGAATACGCATACTGTTGTTCATTCTTTTGTCAACTTGTACCCAAGTGTTAATACTTCTTACTCCGTGTAGTACAGATGCGTGGTCACGGTTTACTGATTTACCTATTTGCCCTAAACTTAATTGTGTAAATTCTCTACATAGTTTAAAATATATAGCACGTGCTTCTACGTATTGGCGTTTCCTTGTGTTTCTACTTATGTTTATTTCAAAGTAGCTTTCTACTATTTGTTTAATCGTATCCTTGTTCATCTTCTATTTTTAATATTATATCTTTTATTGTTAAATATCCTGATTCGTGTATTGCTTTTAGTATTCCTGCACACGCTTCATATTCTTCTTCTTCTTCGTATAGGTCTATAGCTTCTTCAAGTTCTGCTATGTCTTTACCATTTGTTATATCTACTAAAGCAAGCAGGTAAAATTCTTGTACTATTTCTTTATTCAAAATTATGTTTATAGTTACTTCTTTCTACTTGCAGCTTATAATATTCAAATGCTCTAAATCCTGTTATATGAGAATCAGTAGGTACAAGATATTTCCATCCTTTAGAAGCACCCCTATTAATAAAGTAAAATAAAAATGCCGCTAATTTACCTGTATCTTTTTTAAATACTACTGTTGCTGTGTGGTCGCTTGTTGGTATTATTTCACTTATAGAAAATGTTTCTTTATTAAAATTACCTTCTCTATCTTTTCTTGAATATCTGCTGCATACATCATTTGCAAATATATCAAGTTCTTTTGCTATTTCTTTATTCAAAACATTTCTATTTGGTTTTTATTTTTAGATGCACCTGCGTGCTGCATATTTTGTGATGGCGTGTTCCATTCTAAATTTAATATGTGATGGTTTAGTTTATTACTATCTATATGATTTACTTGTGTGTAATTTAATTTGTCTTTATTTTCTAAAAAGCTACAAGCTACTAATCTATGAATTTGATAGGTATTAATTTTTTCCAAGTCATTTGCTAAACCAACAGTAGGATAGTAATTATTTGACTTTTTTTTATCAATTAAGATGATTTTATATTTGTTTGTTTTAAAGTCATATACCTGTCCCCTTCTATTAATCTTATATCTTGAAAAGTATTCTACAGCTTCTGTATTATATTTCCAATGTTTTAAAGGTTCTAATTTACTTAAATAATCTGATTCAAACAAAGACAATTGATCCATACTATAATATTCCACGCATTACATACTGGTCTAAATCATTATCTTCTTCAAAGAAGTATTTGTAGTCGCTTACTGCCCTATCAAACTTTTCTTTACCCTTTGCTATAAACTCATCAGTAGTTTCAAATATACCTATGTCTGTACTTGCTTTGTCTATTACAAGAAATGTAAACTTCTTTTTGTTAAACAATCTTAAATACATATATGCTTGTAGGTCATAACCATATTTATCACACGAGTATCTAAATGAAGATAAGTCTGCTGATGTTTTATAATCTATGATAGTATCCCCTTGTATAATATCTGCTTTGCCACGAAAAGGTAAACCTTCCAACATAGCTATTTCAGGTACTTCAAATTCACTATTGCTTAATAGTTGTAGTGCAGCTTCATTTCTTAATACAGCATCTGTTAAACGTTCTGCTGCGTTTACTTCTTTTCTTAAAAATACTTCACCTTTTTCTTCTTTTGCATCTTTATATATCTTGGTGTTTTTTGATGATGCTTCTACCACCCACACATCATCCATCTTTTGTGGTTCTAAAAGCATCCAATGACTAAGTTTTCCTGCTGCAAGTGCAGGACTATCAGAATTAGGGTCACCATACTTTGTAACGTTTCTGTAGGTTTTTGGACTTTTAAGAATCATTTTAAGGCTTGAAGAACTTAAAGCGTGTTTACCAAGTTTGTTATAATAAAAATCATCTTCATACATATGTGCAAGTATTTCTTCTTTTGCCCAATGTTCACCGTTTAGTAATGTTATCATAATTAAAATATTGTTGTTTGTTTTACGTTTTGTTTATTTATTACTCCTATTGCTGTTTCAAGTATTGTTTTACCTGCTTCATAATCTACAAGGTTTCTTGCTATTTTATTCATACGCTGTTTTCCTTTGTAAGTATAAAAATCGTAATCGTGAAATTTACATAGTTTTTGTACTTCATTTGTGCCTGTGGCTATTTGTATTTTTCTTTCACTTAAAACATTTGGAAGATTAAAATTAGTCCAATACAAATGCCTACCCCTTTTATGTGCTGGTATTAATGGTTCATAGTATGGTGTAACATTTTCTACTACATATTTACTTTTAAAATAATGCTGTAAAAATATTATTTCTTCATATAAACTCATACTTGGATATACAGGTTTTGTAGTTGTTTCATAATTACTACTATTCCAGTATCTTGCTCTACTATGAGATGGACAAGGGGGTGATGACCATATAAAATCAAATTCTTTATAATGATCAAGTAAATATTTATGTGCGTCTGCTACTATTACTTTATCGTTAGGAAATCTTTTTTGATACATTCGTGCAAGTTCTTCATCCCATTCAACTGCTGTAACTTTAACATCTGTAACTTCATCCCACTTGTACCTGTTACCACCAAGACAAGCATATAAGTTCAATATTTTCATAGTTCTATGTTATCAAGTTTTTGTATTAAATCTTCTAATTGTCTTTTGTTAATGTCGTTGGTGCTATAGTAAAGTATTTGTTTTGCTAAACCTAAAGCCTGTCCAATCTTAAATGCGTTTTGTGTACGTTTTTCTATGTCCATTGTTTCTTTGTTTTAAACAAATATAATAAACATTTTATCAACTACTGCTTTTTTCTTGTTTCTTTTCTAATGCTTCTATTTTATTTAAAGCAACTACTAAAGCCTGTTGAACTAATTTTAAATCGTATTGCATTTTAACTAATGTACTTTCTTTCATTTCTGTATAAATTATCTTTTTGTTTCCTGTATTGTTTGCTGTC